TGATTGCGGTGCGTGATGATGTGGCGATCTGGCAACCCGCGCTGTGCGTGTTGGATTCGGTGGGCGAATTGTTGCCCATGCTTGGCCTTGATTCAAACAGCAATGATGACATCACCCGCGCCTACCGACACATCGTGCAACCCATGGCCACCACCGAAACCGCGATCTTCACCATTGACCACCTAGCCAAACACAGCGACAACGAAAACGCTTTCGCCATCGGTGGCATGGCAAAGAAGCGTGCCATTTCCGGTTTGTACCTGCACGCCAGCGCACGCCAAATCCCCGCACCCAAAGCCATTGGCCGCATCACCTTGACAATCAGCAAAGACCGATCCGGCATGGTCAGGGAATACGCCACCAACAGTGCCACCGGTGCTGTGTTGGGCACATTCATCCTTGATTCAACCAACCCCAATGGGAGCATCGAAGCCGGCATTGAACCGGTCATCCCAAGCATCAACGAAGCCGGCGAATTCATGCCAACCATGATCATGGAAAGGGTGTCGAAACTACTTGAAGAATTCAGGGAAGAAGGATGCAACACCACCATGATTCAAGCCGAAATTGGGGGCAAAAAAGATCATGTGAACCTTGCGCTGGCCCGCCTAGTCAAAGACCACTTTGCGAAGGTCACCACGCGCGGCAAAGCCAAGGTGTATTTCACCACCAAACCATTCAGGCACGCCGACACCACCATTGACCCGATCACCGAATTCAACGCATAAAGAAACCGGATCGCCCGCGTTGGGTGATCCGGTTTCCGGTGGTGGCGTGGTTATCGCTTACTATCCCAAGCGGTGGCATAAGCGGTTGCGGCCGCATCGGCAAGCCTTTGCGCGGTGGCTGTTGCCTTGGTCACCTCTGCCCATTCTTCGGGTGAACGAAAAATTTGGTGGCCGTCATCAAGGGTGAACAGGTAGAAATTGGATTCGCGGGTCATTTTGTGTTGAATTTCAGTGACGGTGCGTTGAAAAACATTCAATGTTCCAAGGCCAAATGTAATGGTGTCGCCAATTTCAATGCGGGTAATTTGTGTGCTGGTCATGGTGTGTCCCTTTCGATTGGTGGGGCTGGCCGTGTTGCCAGCCCCGCGTGGTGGTGGTCAGCGAATTTCAAAACCATGGGATCGCGCAAGTGCAATGCCGGCTTCAGTGAAAATCAAGTATTGGTCACGGCTTTTCCCCAAACCTTCAGAATCCCCAATTTCAACCAAACCCTTTTTCTTCAGGTCGGTGATGTTCCCGCGCTGTTCCTTTGTCAGCCACACATTGCCCGCGCTCACCCAAGGTGAACCGCCCCAATTGGGTGCGTCTTCGGCGTATTCAAGAAAAAGGGCGAGGCTTGCATCTGTCAATTTGATGGTTTCGATGTTCATGGTGTGTCCCTTTCGTTGGTGGCTGGTTGCCATGGTTCAATTCTAGGGTGGGTGTGTGACACCTGTCTAGTGTTTGGCCAAAAAAGTTTTTCGGGCGTGTCGCTAGGCACAAAGAAGCCGAACCACCAATGTTCGGTGATCCGGCTTCCGGTGGCATCAGGGGCGCAACCAATGGACATTGGCGACCCGAACACCACCTAGCCATCGCACGCCGTATTCGTTGGCAAGGGCCGTGGCGTGGTTCAGGCTGGCCGCCGCGAAACTAACGGTGCGGCCGTCAAAATAGGTGGCCAAGTAGTGGCGGGCTGATCGTGTCGCGGGATGCGCGGCTGTGATCAAATCCTGATCCGTGATCATGAAACAACCTTTTCAACCAAGGTGCGGCCGCCCGCGTAGTTGATGTAAGTTCCATCGGATGTGTAGTAGAAATAAGTCCTGACCCGTCCACGAAGGTCATGCGTCTTGCAAACAATCACCGCAACGGTCATTGGCACAATTTCGCGGGCCGTGTAGTTGTGATCGGCATCTTCCGTTCCAGCCGAACAAAGAATGATTGTGCCTTTTTTGACTTTCACGCAGGTGACCTTTTCGATGTTCATTGTGTGTCCCTTTCGTTGGTGGTGCTGGCTGGTTGCCATGGTTCAATTCTAGGGTGGGTGTCACACACCGCGCAAGTGTTTGGCCAAAAAAGTTTTTCGGGCGTGTCCCCAACCCAACCCACAGTCTGTGGATAACTTGACCCGATCAGGCCAGCCCCACCATTAGGCACAAAAATGCGGTTGTCCGGTGCGTGTGGTAGGCTGTCAGCCAGCCCCTTGGGGCGGCCGGCTGACAGACCCTCACTGAACCGGCGGAAATCACACCCAACCCAAACCAACCCTTGGATGTGCCATGGATAGGGCCACCGATCTTGCCACCGCACTTGACCAAATCCCCCACCTTTTCGATCAACTAGCGCACCACCTACCCAACACCCCCAACCCCAACCATGGTGAGCGCACCACCACCAGCCGCCACCACCCATTGCCCTACCGTGACAATGTGAGTGTGGCCCGCATCAACCTTGAAACCTTGCTGGTTTCGTGGGCGCGGCTGGTCAGTGACAAACAGGGCATCGGCGCACCCCAACCCAATGCTTTGGCCGTGGTCGAATATTTGGTGCGCCACCTTCCGTGGATCGTTGATCAGGACTTCATGCCGATCATGTGTGATGAAATTGAAGAAGCAATGGACAGCGCGAACCGCACCATGGTGGATCACACCCACACCTTGACCATTGGTTCATGCCCCGCCCCAACAGTTAGTGGCGAACCTTGCACCGGTGTGTTGATGGTCACCCCTAACGACCGGCAGGTGGTTTGCCCGCGTTGTGGTGAGGATTGGCAGGCAAGTGAATGGCCACGCCTTGGCGCGTTGCTTGGGTGCGAACCTGTCGGGCTGGTTGATGCTTACGCGGGCGCGGCCCGCTTGCATGATCTTGGGTTCACCATCACCCCTGCCACGATCCGCAAATGGGCTGAGCGTGGGAAGGTTGGTCGAAAGGGTAAGGGTGCGCGAAAGCGCGTGCTGTATGACCTTGCCGATCTGGTGAGCGTGGCACAGCAATCTGTTTCGGCTTAGTTTGCCAACACCAACAATGGTGTGTCACAATTAGTTGCGACTACATAAGCACGCCCAAATTCAAGCCCGCACATTGTGTGGGCTTTCACCATTGGTGGTGATTGATGCCCACCCGCGAAGAAGTCCTGACCGCCCTAGTGTTGGCTAGGCAATCACGCCTTGACCGGATCAGCACTGATCAGCCCACAGAAATGGTTGATGTGTTCATTGATTCGTTGTTGGATCAACTAACCCTTGCCGGTGAACCTTGCGTGTGAGCGGTGGCCGGCAATCCCGCGCTTGGCAAAAGGCGCGTGCCGAAGTGCTGGCCACTGAACAGGTGTGTGGGTTGTGTGGTTTGCCATTGGACTTTCAAGCCCCACGCTTCACACCATTTGCACCCACCGTTGATCACATCGTGCCCCTGTCGCTTGGTGGTGACCTGTTAGATCGAAGCAACCTTCGGGCCGCGCACTTCAAGTGCAACACCGCAAGGGGCAATGGTACGCGCCAACAAAAGCCTCATGTGCGTGCGTGGTAGTGCCTGAATGGGGGCGGGGTCACCAAAAACTTCAAAAATCGTGCGTACGGAAGACCCCGCAAATTTGCTTTTTTTTGCGTTCAAGACCCCCCATGGGGTTCAGGTTTCGATTGTGCGGGCGCAGGATGCCCACAGGGCTGGTTTGGTTGTGGTTGGCTGTGTAGGGATACCCCCAAAGCGTGGGTGGCTTACAACGCCACACAGGGATTCGGGGTGGTTGTGGTTAGGCGTGTGATCCTTTTGTGTGGCCCGCCGGCTTCGGGCAAAAGCACGCTGGCCAATTCGTCTGTGTTTGATGGGCTGACCGTCTTTGATGTTGATGTGCCGCCGTACTCTGGCGATGAAGTTTTGTTCGGTTCGGCTTTGCGCAAGATCGGTGTGACACCTGATGCACAGGCTGTGGTGATCCGGTCGGGTGCAACTTTGGCGGCAAGAAAACAGGCCGCAGATTTGGTGAAGGCCACTGAAACAATTGTGTTGATGGTTGATGCGAAAACCTGTGTTGATCGCGTGATCAAGCGTGGCCGTTTGAACATTCCCATTGCCCGCCAGATCGCTGGTGTGCGTTATTGGTGGGATCATTTCGAACCCGAACCGCACCGCACTTCAAGGGATTGGTGAACATGGCGAAATCTGTTTCACCAAAGATTGAACCAACACCGGATTTGCGCATTGTGGTTCGCGCGTGCATTGACCAGATGGGTTGGCTTACACCTTCAGATCAGGCCACTGTTGCGCTGGCGTTGCACTACGCAGAAATGATTGAAACAGCCGAAGACCGCGCAAAGGTTTTGGGTTGGCATGGGCCGCATTTGTTGAATACCCTTCGGGCTTTGGGCGGGACACCAGCGGATCGCAAATCCATTGGTGTTGAAGAAAGGGTGGGTGGCCGTCTTGCCGAACTCAGGTCTTTACGGATCGGAAGCCCCACGGATAGCGACACCGCCGAAGCGTGAATTGACGCGCGAAACCACGCGCGGTTTTGAAGTCATTGATTTTGCTGAAACGGTTTTGGGCATGGTGTTGCTACCGTGGCAAAAATGGTTGTTTGTTCACGCGCTTGAATTGGATGATTCGGGTTCATACCGTTTCGAAACCGTGGTGGTTGAAGTCGCCCGCCAAAATGGCAAGACAGCGGCAATGAAAGTTTTGTCTTTGTGGCGAATGTATCTTGACCGCGCACCCTTGGTCATCGGGACAGCACAGAATTTGGACACATCGGAAGAAGCGTGGTTGTCTGCTGTTGAAATGGCAGAGAATGTTCCCGACCTTGCGGCCGAAATTGAAGCGGTGGACAAAGCCGCTGGCCGGAAACAACTACGATTGAAGACCGGTGAACGGTACAAAATCGCGGCGGCTTCTCGCCGTGGTGGCCGTGGGTTGTCCGGTGATCTAGTTTTGTTGGACGAATTACGCGAACACCAAACTTGGGATTCGTGGTCGGCTGTGACAAAAACCACGATGGCCAGACCGCAATCACAGGTGTGGGCATTTTCGAATGCGGGTGACCGGTTCAGTGTGGTGTTGAAACACCTTCGATCACAGGCAATCACCAGCATTGAAAATGGTGAAGATTCGCCGTTGGCTTTGTTTGAATGGTCTGCCCCTGATGATTGTGATTTGTCTGATCGTCAGGCTTGGGCACAGGCCAACCCCGCGCTTGGTCATTTGATTTCGGAACGCTCCATTTCTTCGGCTTCAACCACTGACCCTGAACCTGTTTTCCGTACTGAAGTTTTGTGCCAATGGGTTGATGTGATTTCTGATCCACCGATTGATCTTGATGCGTGGGCTGTGTGCCGCGATGTGTCCGCTAGTTTCGATGGTGCGTTTGCCATTGGTGTTGATGTTGCACCGAACGCTGGTTCGGCCGCTATCGCGGCGGCTGGTTTCCGCGCTGATGGTGTGTTGGTCATTGATGTGATTGAACACCATGGCGGTTTGGATTGGTTGTTGCCAAGGCTTGAACAGATTGTGAAGGATCACAAACCCGATGTTGTGGTGATTGATCCACGATCAGAGGCCGGTCAATTGTTGCCTGATCTTGCCAAGGCCGGCATTGATGTGATGGCTTTGAAAACTTTTGATGTGGTGCAAGCCTGTGGTGGGTTTGTTTCTTTGGTGAAGGCTGGCCGGTTGCGCCACCTTGGGCAGGATTCGTTGGATGTTGCGGTGTCTGGTGTGACGCGCCGAAGGGTTGGCGATGCGTGGTGTTTTTCGCGCCGTGACATTTCCCTTGACATTTCGCCTTTGTACGCCGTGACCTTTGCGGCCCACGCTTTGAAAGCCGCACCACCACCGGCGGCTGTTTCTTCCATTGTCAATTTGAATGATTACCTGTAAGGCGGTCGCATGATTTCAACGGTTGTTGAATTGGTTGGGTTTGCTTTGCTGGTTTTGGCGGCATTGGTTTTGTTTGGTGTTGGTGTTGCGCTGGCTGTTGCCGGTGTTTGTTGTTTGGTGATTGGTTATTTCGCGGCCGGTTTGCCAACGAAAGGTGACCGGTCATGAGCATTCTTCGCCGTAATGTCGAAAAAAGATCAGGGCCGTTCCCTGACCCGATCATCCCGCCGAATTCGCAAGCCGGTGTTTTGTCCATGGCTGGCACATTGGTGACCCCTGATTCAGTGTTGCGCATCGCCACTGTCTATGGGTGCGTGCGCATCATCGCCGAATCTGTGTCTTCGACCCCGCTGTATGTGTACCAAATGAATGGGAACATAAAGCAACGCGCCAATGATCCGGTGATGACGGAGCGTTTGAACAATCTTTTTGTTGATCTCAATGGTGATCCTTTGCCCCTGTGGAATGGTATCCACCGGTGGATTATGTCATTGGCGGTTCGCGGGAACGCTTACAGCGCAATCGTTGAACGCTCTGGCAAGTACCCAACCGGCATTGTTCCGTTGCATCCTGATGATGTTGCGGTGAAACCGAAGCGCAAGGGTTCGCGCGTTAGTGGTTGGTCATGGGAAGTTGGGCATGAACCTTTCCCAACCGAAGATTTGGTTCACATCCCTTTGATGGTTTCCGGTGCTGGCCCGCTTGGCATCGGCCCATTGGAAGCGAAAGAAACTTTTGGGTTGGCTTTGGCGGCCCAACAATTTGGTTCATCCTTCTTTGGTCAGGGCGCAACCGTGTCTGGTGTCATTGAAGTTGATGGGGCTTTGACCGCTGATGATGCCCGCGTGATCGCGGCTTCATGGAATGAATCACATGGTGGTTTGAACAAAGCGCATTTGCCAGCGGTTTTGACCGGTGGTGCATCGTTCAAACCAATCAGTGTGACACCTGAACAGGCACAATTTTTGGAAACCCGCGCCTTTCAACGCACTGACATCATGGCTTTGTTTGGTGTCCCGCCACACATGGTTGGTGACACAGCGGCTTCAACATCGTGGGGCACAGGCATTGAACAGCAATCCATTGGGTTCATTCGCCACACCTTGCGCCCCTATTTGAAGCGCATTGAATTTACCCTGTCGCAGATGCTCCCGCCTGAATATTTTGTGCGCTTTGATCTGTCTGACCTTTTGCTTGCCGATACGGCCAGCCGGTACGCGGCGTACCAAACAGCCCGCACCGCTGGCATTTTGTCGTTGAATGAGATTCGACAAAAAGAAGACCTTGCACCTTTGGCTGAATTTGGTGATGACCATTTGTTGCCTTTGAACAGTGCTTTGAATGGGGCTGATTTGATGAACATGACCGGTCAGGGTGGGACACAATCTGATGCGACCACGGAAGGCACACCACAACAATGACCACAACAATGAAGCGTTCACAATTGCGCGAAACCCGATCATTGAATGTCCACGATTTGCAGATGCGATCCAACGATGATGGATCACTAACCTTCAGTGGCTACGCTTCAATGACCGGTGTGCCCTATGCGGTCAATGATCTTCTTGGCGAATACCAAGAAACAATTGCGCGTGGCGCGTTCACCAAGGCTTTGCAAGAAAATGATGATGTGCGTTTGCTGGTCAATCACGATGGAATACCTTTGGCCCGCACTAAGTCCGGCACATTGGTTTTGTCTGAAGATGAAAATGGGTTGCGGTGTGAAGCCCAACTTGACCAATCCTCACCTTTGGTTCAAACTATCCGAAGCGCGATGCGGCGTGGTGACCTTGATCAAATGTCATTTGCTTTCGCTGTGGTTCGGCAGGAATGGTCACAGGATTACACACAGCGCACAATCAATGAATGCAGGCTGTTTGATGTTTCCGTGGTGACCTACCCCGCCAGCCCTAGCACAACCGCTGATTTGCGTTCGGCTGTGGTTCGATCTGTTGCGGCCAATGTTTCCACCGGTCGGGTGGATGAAATCCTGTTTGAATTGCGGGCCAATAGGGATTTGTCACCGGCCAATCTTGCATTGCTTGAACAATTACTTTCAAGCATCAAAGATGCGGCCGAAACAATCCACAGCGTGGGTGATGGTCTTGATGAAGCATCTGGCGCGGTGGCCGAAATGATCGGCACACCAACCGAAGATGCACCAACCGAAGATGCACCAATGGATGAAGTGCCCATTGAAGATGCACCAATGGAAGAAATTTCGCGCGGGATTGATCTTTCATTGGCCCGCGCCAAGGCTAGGCGTATCTGATGCCGGTTGCCACAATCTGCGACATTGACGACACCCTACTTTCCAAAGGTTCACCGGTTCAATCTGTCATTGATTATGTGAACAACCTTGATGGTGTGGTGTTTGTTGTCACGGGACGGAACGAATCAGAGCGTGCCGGCACGATTGCTGATTTGAAATCCGCTGGTGTGGTGTATGAAAAACTTTTCATGAACCCCGATTCGGCCACCACAACATCAGAATTCAAAGGCAAGGTCGCTGAAGATTTGTTGAAAGATTATGATGTGACCTTGGCCATTGATAACAACGCCGACAACAGGGCCGCGTTTGATGCGTTGGGAATTCCCACCCTTGATCCTGCCGACATTGCTTCTTCTTCGCGGTGTTTGCATTTGTCCCTTGCGCGTGCGATTGCCCGCAGGGTTTGAAATAAGTTTCCGAACACAACCTGTGTTTGGTTTGGTTGGCTGATTGCGCCGGAGAATCTTTTCAAGATTCCACCACCCGATTGCAACCGTTTTGTTCACTACCGAAAGGAAAGCCAAAATGGCTTTGTCTGATCGCGTGGCCGAACAGCGCACCGAAATTCAATCCAAGATTGATGCGCTTATTGCCACCGCCGAAACCGAATCCCGCACCGCTTTGACCGATGACGAAACCAACACCTTCAATGCTTTGGTTTCTGAGCGTGACGGTCTTGACGCACAACACACTTCTTTGATTGCTGAAGAAGCCCGCAAGGCCACGGTTGCTGATGCACCCGCCGCCCGCACCGCTTCGGTGCAGGTTGTGTCTGAGCCTTCGACCTACCGCAAGGGCGACCCTTCTTCGCCTTCTTACTTCCGCGACCTGACCGCCACATCGTTGAACCGTGGTGACACCCAAGGTGCTGTGGAGCGTTTGCGCCGTTCCGACATGGAACAGCGTGCCATTTCCACCACCGATGGTGGCATTGGTGAATTCGTGCCACCAGCATGGATGACCGCTGACTATGTTGCTCTTGCCCGCGCTGGCCGTGTGACCGCTGACCTGTTCAGCAAGCAAGCACTACCAACCGGCACTGACAGCATCAACCTTCCGAAGATCACCACCGGTGCATCAACGGCCGAACAGTCTTCGCAAAACAGTGCTGTTTCCAACACTGACATGGTGACCACTTCGGTTGTCGGCAATGTTGCAACGATCGCTGGCCAGCAGGTCGTTTCGGTTCAATTGGTGGAGCAATCACCGGTGAACCTTGACCAGATCATTTTGGCTGACCTTGCGGCTGACTACGCAACGCGCCTTGATGTTTTCTGCCTTAGCAACAACGCCACCGGAAAGAAGGGCATCTTGAATGTTTCTTCAACTTCGGCCAGCACCTACACCGATACGACCCCCACGGTTGCGGAATTGTACCCAAAGATTGCGGATGTAATTCAGCAGATCGCATCCAACCGGTTCCTGCCGGCTGATGCAATCGTGATGCACCCTCGCCGTTGGGGTTTCTTCTTGGCCGCGCTTGATGGTCAGAATCGCCCATTGGTTGTGCCGGCGGCTAACTCACCTTACAACGCCACCGGCGTTGCAGACAGCGTTGCTGGTCAAGGTTCGGTTGGCACGCTTCTTGGCCTGCCTGTGTACCTTGATGCCAACATTCCCACGAACAGTGGTGCTGGCACGAACCAAGACACAATTGTTGTTGGTCGTTTCAGCGACTTGGTGTTGTTTGAAGGCACACAGCGTGCAGAGGCTTTCCGCGAAACTTCAGCGGCAAACCTGTCCGTATTATTTCGCCTCTACAACTACGCGGCAATTGTCACCGAGCGTTTCCCCAAGTCCATTGGACTTGTCACCGGAACAGGTCTGGCCACCCCGACCTTCTAATTTCGGTTCAACCCTTGGCGGGTTCTCTCACATCCAAACCCAAAAGGTTTGGGTGTGGGGGAATTTGCCAAAACACTTCACAACACTTTGATTGGATTGATGATGGACAACGAAACCGCGATCAATGCTTACCAACGCGAATTGCATTCCGCAATCGTTCACAAACTACCGCGCGAAAGGGTCGAAGCGATCCGCGCCGAATTGGCCGCGCTTGGTGTGAAGCCTGATGTTGAAACCGCTGGTGCGGGTTCGGCCGCGAAGCGCACCCGCAAAACAGCATCCTAGTTTTTCCCTGAATACTTTGTGAAAGGTGGTGTGATCAATGGCCAGCGCGTACCCATCGGGCTTTGATTCGTTAGCGAAACCCACTGAAACCACGCTTGAAGACGACGCGGGTTTTGAACATGACATTGTGCACACCGATGAGGCCAACGCAATTGAAGCGGTGCAAGCCACCCTTGGTTTGAACCCTGAAGGTGCGTTCACCACGGTTGATGACCGCATTGCTGACCTTGAAGTGTTGGGCAAGCCTGTTTTGTCAAAGGTGCGAAACAGCACAGGTGCAACCTTGACCAAGGGCACAGCGGTCTATCTGTCGGGTGCTACCGGCAACCATGTGAATGTGACCAAGGCTTTGGCCACATCTGATGCGACATCGGCCCGCACCCAAGGTTTTGTTTGGGAAGACATTGCCAACAATGCTGATGGCTATGTGATCGTTGAAGGCTACCTTGAAAACATTGACACCAGCGCGGCCGCAAGCGATGGGCAAATTGTCTATCTGTCCGGCTCTGTTGCTGGTGGGTGGACTGTCACCAAACCTGTTGCACCAATTCACATGGTCTATTTGGGTGTGATTGCGAAGAAGAATCCAAGCACAGGTGTCATCTATGTGAAGGTGCAAAACGGTTTTGAATTGGACGAAATCCACGATGTGTTGATTGTGTCTGAGGCCAATGGCGATTTGTTGAAATACGATTCGGCATCAGGGTTGTGGAAGAATGCGGCCCAATCAACTTTGACTGTCACGCAATCGCAGGTCACTAACCTGACCACCGATTTGGCCGGCAAGGTGGGAACGGCCCGCACAATTAGCACAACCGCGCCGTTGGCTGGTGGTGGTGACCTTTCCGCTAATCGAACCTTGACCATTGCTGATGCGACCACATCGGTGAAGGGTGCGGTTCAACTTACCGATTCGACTTCTTCAACATCAACCACCACAGCCGCGACACCCAACGCGGTGAAATCGGCTTACGATCTGGCCAATGGGGCTGTTGCTAAGTCGTTGGTGGACGCGAAGGGTGACCTGATCGTTGGTACTGCTGATGACACGGTTGGCAGGTTGGCTTCGTCTGCCACTAACGGGCAGGTGCTGACCGTGGACACTTCCACTGGCACTGGCCTGAAGTGGGCGAGCGCGGCGGCGGGTGGCTATTCCACTGTTTACAACCGGCAACAAAGTTTTATTCAGTCTCGTTCCTCGTCGGGCACGACACGCACGATCAATTCGCCATCAAACCAGTTGGCTGCGATATCGGTGGGCGATACTATTGTGGTAGCGGTCGGCAGCGCTTCCTACGATGGCACGTTCACGGTGGCGACTAAACCGACCAATTCGCGCGTGACGTACACCGCTGGGTCGTCTTTGACGGAATCAACAACTAACGTCGGTGGAACCGTTGGGTGGACTAGTGCTGTCACGCAACGAAGCGACTTGACCATTTACGGTGGGGCGGTTGCTAGTGACGCAAGCAGCCGCACGCAACTCCTCGTCAATGGTCGAATGGATACAACACCCACGACCGGCAACAATATCTTTCCGATCCTTACGTCAATCACAGACAGTTCTTACACGTCTTACCAAACAATGAAAGCCGTCCCTATTTACTTGGCTGAGGCTGGCATCAACTACAACACGATCAAGGTGAAGGTCAATGCCTCGTCAAGTGTTGGCGACATTCGGTATGGCGTGTACTCCTCAAACTTTGACTATACGCCACACAGGCTCATACAGGACTTCGGAACTGCCGCGCTTGTTGGAGCTGGTGCCCCGTTGAATCAGAACAAAACCATTTCGTGGACAGTTCCAGAGGCCGGTTTGTATTGGCTGGTGATGTGCTTGCAAACTTCAAGTGCTGGCTCGCCGAGCGTCACGCAAGGAACAGTCCAGCCGTACACCAACTTGGCGCAGGCCCCGTCGTCTTACGAGGTCTCAAGTGTCACTGGTGCGTTCGCTCTAGCGCCTTCTTGGTCTGCCGCCGCAGCCCCCACCCTTGCTCCTGCTATTTCGTTACAGAGGTCATAATGGAAATCCTGTACGCACTGGATGGCGTTCTTTACCTGAACGGTGAACCCTGCACGCAAGACGAAGCGCAGGCTTACCTTGCCACCGACCCTGAGCATCAAGCGGCCCTAGCAAATCAGCAGGTAGAGGCTGACCGTCAGGCCGCACTCGCCGCGCCACTTGCACCCCTACCGGTTGAAGGTGCAACGGTTGCCGAAGTGAAGGCAAGCGCGGATGTTTCGATTGCTGACCTTGCCACGCAAATGCAAACAAAGATTGATGCAATCCTTGGCGGTGTGTGATGGCGCAACCGTACCGGTCGGGTTTTGAATACCGCAACGGTGGCACATACCGTGGTTCGGCTTTCACACCACCGACACCATCGAAGGTTGATGCTTTCAATGCTGGCCGGCAAACCGTTGGTGGTTATGTGCCAGCCAAAATTTCTGTGACCAGAGCAAATCCAAGTGAAGTGAGGGTGAACCGTTTTGACTACCTATGAAATCGGGCAGGTTTTGACCTTTGCTGTGACGGTGAAGGATGCCACCGGTGCTTTGGTCAATACCGGCACAACACCGGTTTGCACCATCACCTTGCCTGATGGCACAACATCGCTTGGCACAATCACCAATCCTTCAACCGGCAACTATGTTGCCACCCTTACATCGACCCTTGCGGGCCGTCACCGCGCAAGGTGGACAGCAACAGGGGCAAATGCTGGTGGTTTCCCTTACACTGACACCGCCGATGTGTGGGCCACTGACCCACAATTAGTGATCAGCCTTGGTGATGCGCGGGCTGAATTGAACCTTGATGCCACTGAAACGGTCAATGATGATGAATTGCGGTTGTATGTTGCGGCCACCACACAGATCATGGTTGATTTGTGTTCACCTTTGAACATTGCTGTGTTGCCATCTAGTCGGGTTGAAGAGCATGAACCGGCTGGTTCACAATTAGTTTTGCGCCGTAAGTCACCAACCACCCCAACCAGCGCAATTGAATACATCGGGACAGCGGCCTACACCATCCCCTATTCGGCCACCCCAAATGCTGGTGGCGATTCGTTCACCTATGAACCACAAACCGGAATCTTGACCCGCCGTGTGGGTGGTACACCCTACCGTTGGCGGGGCACTGTTCAGGTGTCCTACACATGGGGAAGTGCGGAAATCAATCCGCGTGTTGTGTTGGCGGCGCGTGCGCTAGTCGCGCACCTGTGGTCAATTGGAAACCGTGGGTGGCGACCAAGTTTTGGTGGCAATGAAGCGATCATGCAAACCCCCATGGGGTACGCAATCCCACGCCGTGTGGTCGAAATGCTTGACCCTGCCGGTTCACCAACCATTCAGGTGGGGTGACCGTGGCCACATCAAAAGGCAAGGTTGTGAAAGCGAACCTGTTCACCCTTTGCCAAACCCTTTTTCCACCACCGGTTTTGGTGTCATACGGTTTGCCGGCAACGGATCAACCCAATGACATTGTGGCCATTTGTGAAGCCGGAACGGCCGACACAATGCGGGCCAACCAAGAAGCCAAAACCTATGGCCCACGCACCCGCGAAGAAACCACCTTTGTTTCAATTCTCATTTCGTCTTGGCGTGGCACGATGGATCAACAGATTGTGTCCGAATTGGTTTTCGATGCAATGGGTGATTTGGAAGATGCTTTGCGTACTGACCCAACCATTGGTGGTGCGGTGCGTGAAGCGAACATTGATTCTTGGGAATTGACCGAAACAGATTTCAACGATTTGCCAGCGGGTCGCTATGCCGAAATTTCGGTGATCGTTCGCGCCCGACACCGCATCTGAAAGGAAAAAACATGGCAACAAACACCATCAAATTGGTGAACACAAACCCGCTTGGTGCAATTGATCTTCCCATTCTTGGCCGCACAATTGAAGCCGGTGAAGAATTTGAAGTGGCCGCCGACCTTGGCAAAGCACTTCTTGAACAAATTGGCAACTATGCCGAAGCAAAAACCACCAAGCCCGCGAAGGCTACTGACACACCGGAAGGCAAAGAATAATGGCGACAACACAGGATTCCAGCGTTGGCATTGGAAAAGAATCCACCTACGGAACATCAGTGACCCCAACCCGCTGGTTCGAATTCACCGATGAAAAGTTTGAATTCAAGCCTATGCGCAAGCAGGGCAAGGGTTTGCGCGTTGGTGGCCGGCTGGCCCGATCTGGTCGCCGTGTGACCACCGGCCTTGAAGTGACCGGTGAATTGAACCTTGAAGCGGTCACCAAAGGTCTTGGTTTGTTGCTTGAAGGTGCGCTTGGTTCGGGTACTTCAAACCTAGTTTCCGGCACAACCTACCAACAAAACTTTGTCATTGGTGACACCCTGTCTTCGTTCACGGTGCAAAAGGGTTTGGTTGAAGAAGATGGCACTGTCACGCCTTACACGTTCACCGGTTGTGTGATTGATTCGTTTGAAATTACTTCGGGCACTGATGAAATAGTCATGCTGAAGTTTGGCTTTGATGGCAATGGTGGGGTCAG